ATTATTAGAGATAATTTAAATGGCAGTTGGGTAATGGCAAAGTACGGATTATCAGAGCGCGAATCAACAGAATTTTTAGAAAAGCTCAAAACGATAGAAGGGGAAGAAGAAAAATGAATTTACCTACAGAATACCAGTCCTTTATTCATCTTTCAAGATACGCAAGATGGAGATATGATGAAGAAAGGCGAGAAACATGGCCAGAAACAGTTGGCCGATATTTTGATTTTTTTAAAGAAGATTTAAAAGAAAAATGTGATTTTAAATTAAGTAAAGAAGAACGTGAACAGTTAGAAGAAGCAGTATTGACGATGGAAATTATGCCGTCTATGCGATGTATGATGACAGCTGGGGTTCCTTTAAAAAAAGAAAATGTTGCGGGTTATAATTGCTCATATATTAAATGTGATCAGCCTAGAACATTTGATGAAATTATGTACGTTTTAATGAATGGAACCGGAGTTGGTTTTTCTGTTGAAGAAGAACATACAAAACAGATGCCAACAATTGCTGAAGAATTTTATCCTACAGATACTATTATTGTAGTTGCTGATAGTAAATTAGGATGGTGTAAAGCATATAAAGAATTAGTTGCTTTATTATATCAAGGGCTAATACCTAAATGGGATGTTAGTAAAGTTCGACCTGCTGGAATGCCTTTAAAAACTTTTGGTGGTAGAGCAAGTGGTCCACAACCTTTGGTTGATTTATTTAACTTCGTAACGGAGATATTTAAACTTGCTGCAGGAAGAAAACTCAAACCAGTTGAATGTCATGATATTATTTGTAAAACAGCGGAAGTTGTTGTTGTGGGTGGGGTTAGGCGTAGTGCTCTTATTAGTTTGTCTGATCTCAATGATCGTGAAATGCGATTCGCCAAAGCAGGTGAATGGTGGAAAAACGATGTCCAACGTGCCCTCGCAAATAATTCGGTTAACTATAAGGAAAGACCAGACATTGGTACTTTCATGCGCGAGTGGTTATCTCTCTACGATAGTAAATCCGGGGAACGAGGAATCTATAACAGTATGTCGGCCAAAAACCAAGTACAAAAATTAAATGAAAGAGAACAAGATGGAAGTGGAAATTACATTCGAAGACGAGTACCCAGAGATGACTTCGGCACAAATCCGTGCAGTGAGATCATTTTACGCTCACGAGAATTCTGCAACTTATCTGAGGTCGTTGTCAGAGGGGCAGACACTAGAGAGCATCTCAAGAACAAAGTTCGCAGTGCGACCATTCTTGGAACATTTCAATCCACACTTACAGACTTCAAATATCTTACAAGAGAGTGGAACAGAAACTGCGCAGAGGAACGATTACTGGGAGTCTCACTTACCGGAATCATGGATAATGGATTAACAAATGGTAAAGCGGGTAAAAAGAAAACTGGTGAATTATTGGAAGAACTCCGTGATATTGCCATTAAAACAAATGCAGAATGGGCTGATAAACTTGGCATCCCTAGATCGGCCGCCATTACGTGTGTTAAGCCTTCGGGGACTGTTTCTCAGTTGGTTGATTCTGCTAGTGGTATTCATGCCCGTCATAATCCTTATTACATCAGAACAGTGCGAGCAGATAATAAAGATCCTTTGTGTAAGTTTATGATGCAAGCAGGATTTCCTAATGAACCCGATGTAACAAAACCAGAACATACAACAGTATTTTCATTTCCACAGAAGAGTCCAAAAGGTGCTATATGTAGAAATGATATGAATGCTTTAGAACAATTGGAACTTTGGAAAATATATCAAGATCATTGGTGTGAACATAAACCATCCGTTACAGTTTCTGTTAAAGAACATGAATGGTTGGGTGTAGGTAATTGGGTATGGGATAATTTTGATAATATCAGTGGTATTTCATTTTTACCATTTAGTGAACATACTTATAAGCAAGCACCATATCAAGATTGCGATAAAAAAGAACATGATGCACTATCAGCGAAAATGCCTAAGGATGTAGATTGGACGACGTTAGGAGATTATGAGAAAGAAGATCACACTGCTGGTGCGCAAACCGCAGCATGTGCAGCACCTGGTGGCTGCGAAGTGGTTGATTTAATATAGAAATTTTTTACTTGATTTTTAAATAACTTTGCTGTATAATAAAGGGTAATATGAAAACAGACTTCGAAAAATATGTTGATGATTGTATGAACGTTATAAAGACATACACTGATTCTTTAGATGAACGTACACTTTCGCAGGTCTGGAAATCAATCGAGAATTCTTCAGCTGGATCTGGAAAGATTTGGTTGGAGGATGTCCTCGATAAAACGTATAGGGAAAGAAACCCGGATACAAATTTTATTTATGATTGAATATGATAGTTTTTATAGATATGGATGGTGTTCTAGCAGATTTTGATGGCGCCATTATTAAACAATTTGAAAGTAAAAAAATATGGGATAATAGATGGAGTGAAGTTGATCCTGAATTATTCCTCAAGTTAGAAAAAATGCCCGATGCAGATCAATTAGTTGATTATGTTCGTGGAATGTTTGATATTCACTTATTGTCAGCTATTCCTAAAAAAGGCAGATTTGAAAAATCAAGGGTTCAAAAATATCAATGGGCCTTTAACCATTATAAAATATACCCCTCTAAAATACATGTTGTTTACAGAGAAGAAAAGCAGTATTTTGCTGCTGAGGAGAATCTTTCTCCTAATCTCTTAATAGATGATCATGAAGGTAATGTAACCGAATGGAGGGCTAAAGGTGGAATTGCAATTCATCATACTTCAACAGAAAATAGTATAAAAGAATTGCAACAGTTAGGATTTTAATTGATATGTGCAGGTATTGATTATTCAATGAATAGTCCCGCAGTGTGCATCTATAAAGAAGATGGAGTACTTAATCCCAGTAATTGTTCTTATCATTTTTTTGGTTTGGATAAGTGGAGGCCTCGGTGGTCCGCCCTTCAAAATGTGAATTGTTATAAATTCCCAAAAGAGTTGAAAGATCTAGATAAGTATATGTTTTTGGCAGAATGGACCATAGAGGCAATCCGCCATTACAATTATAGAGCGTCCAAAGTTGTTTTGGAAGATTATTCATTTGGATCTACAGGCAGAGTTTTTCATATTGCGGAAAATGTTGGGATATTAAAATATGCATTAAAAAAGAACGGTTTCCGCTATGAAATCGTTCAACCAACAGTTCTTAAAAAATATGCCACAGGTAAGGGAAATTCTAATAAAGAAGCAATGTTAGAAGCATGGAAAACAGAACCGGGTACTTTTGATTTAGTTCAAGAGACTGGCAACCCGGCTAGTGATATTGTTGATTCCTACTTCCTTTGTAAATATGGAGTTAATCAGTGAATATATTTACGTCTCGAGTATGTTCTGTAATCTTCTCGATTTGCTTTTCTAGTATCTCTCGCCTATTTGGCCAATATATGTATTCATTAGTTGAAGACTTCGCCAAATTGTTTAGAAGAGGAACTATCATATCCTCAACTGTTTTCATTTTTATTTCATATTCTTTATTTAATTTATCTTTATGTTTATCAATATCCTCATAATGATAATCCAACAAATTCCATATTTTATTCACTGTACCTTCAACTTCTTTTATTTGTCCAGCTTTAGCTTCTGCAACGGCAGCTTCTACCACCTTTGTTTCCGGTTCTTTAGCTGTGGCAGTAAAATCTGTTTCACTTACCGTACTAAAACCAAAATCATTTAATTCGTCCATATGTACCCTCAAGATTTAAAATTTACTAATATATTTAGGACAGACGAGACTAACATAGGTGACTGGTATAGTTCACCTGCTAGGTACTTTGATCTACCAGGTAATTCAAAAGATATCTGGAAATTAGACCATGGATATGAACCAGAGTATGAAAATGTCATTTATGGAGGTGGTGGTCTCATAGGACAAATGAGACCTATGGGACATACTATAACAAATCAGAAAAATGGTAATTATAAAGTATTTGGATGGGGATTAGGAGAACATATTTATGTTAGTATGGATGAACAAACACAGTCTATACCTCCAATAGATATATCATATCCTTTTTATATTAGAAAATTTGATCTATTAGGTATTAGAGATTGGTATCCTGGAATATATACTGCAGTGCCCTCAGCTAGATGGGTTCCGTGTGCGAGTTGTATGCATGAAGCCTTTGATAAAGAATATGAAGTAAAAAATGATATTGTTTTCTTTACACATCAATCATTACCAATGTTTGTTATTCATATGATGCCTAAACAAACATGGGACTACCCACATATGAATAATGATAATAAACAAACATTTGAAGAAGTAATAGAATTTCTCGGAAGTGCAGATGTAGTTGTCACAAATTCATATCACGGTGCTTATTGGGCAACACTATTAGGAAAAGTTGTGGTTGCATTTCCATGGGCTTCTAAATTTCATGGATTGAAACATAAACCACTTCTTTGTCCGGCCCCTGATTGGTGGAAGACTTTAAATAATTCAGAACAACACCAATATAAACACGCGCTTGAAGAATGTAGACAAGCAAATAGAGATTTTCATATAGAAATGATAAATTATATTTTAAATGTACCACAAACATTAAAATTCGAGACAACATGAATTTAGATATTTACAAAGCAACAGATATTCCACAAAGACGTGAAGGTAATATTGCGAAAAGGTCTTTTGGTGGAACAGAATTAACGACATTAGAGTTATGGTCTCATTTATCGCAAAAATATAAGACAGACTATCAATGGGTGATATCAAGATTATATGATGATGATATGCAAACCGTTTTACCTAAAATATGGTGGTTTCATGATCTAGCAGGTGATCCATGTCATAAGCTTCTTGAGCATAATACCGGCCATGAGAATTTTGAAAAATTTATTTTTTCCAGTCATTGGCAAATGATGACCTTTATATCAAAATATAATTTGCCCACTACTAAATGTGAGGTAATGAAAACAGCGATCTTCCCTCACGATCAATATGAAAAGCCAAAAGACGATAAACTAAATTTAATATATTGTTCTACTCCTCAAAGAGGGTTACATATTTTATGCAATGCTTTACATGAACTCGAAAGGGATGATTGGCATTTACATGTTTATTCATCTTATAGTGTTTATGGGTGGAAAGAAAATGATCAACCTTATAAAGAGTTATTTGAACATATAGAAGGAAATCCTAATATGACTTTACACAATTCTGTTATCGGAAGACCTTTAAGAGAAGAATGGAAAGATATGCATATTTGGACTTATCCATGTATTTGGGAAGAAACATCTTGTAGAACAGCTATGGAAGCTATGTCTGCAAGAACTGTTATGTTAACAAATAATTTAGGGGCTTTACCTGAAACATGTTCTGATCATGCAATTATGTATCCTTATGTTAAAGATGAAATTCAACATTGTTATAGGTTTGCAGATGAGTTAGATAAATTGATGGATAATTATTGGGAATCAGAAACTCTAGATATAATTAATAGAGCGAAGAAACATGCCGACAAATATTATAGCTGGGAGTATAGGGCTCCTAAGTGGATTGAAATGTTAGATTTAATGGAGATAGAAGATGAACTCACCGAAGGAAAGAATGGATCAGATAACGCAGTTGATGGTGATAACGATGGAGGAGTGCGGGGAACTGATTCAAGCGTGTAGTAAGGTATTACGTTCAAGATCAAGATTAGGACATATACCTGAAGAAAAAAGAATAGAATTACAAAAAGAAATGGCGGATGTTAGATGTATGATGGATTTAATGTATAAATTTGAATTATTAGACCATGATGAAACTAATAAAGGTATTTTAGCCAAAAGAGAAAAACTTAAAATCTGGAGTACGTTAATTGATTAGAGGAATCGCATTTTCGTGTTTTGATTTATTACACGCGGGTCATATTACAATGTTAGCAGAAGCGAAACAACATTGTGATTATCTTATGGTTGGATTGCATACATCACCAGGACATAAAAGAGGCATAGTACAATCATGCTTTGAGCGATGGGTACAATTAAAAGGATGTAAGTATGTAGATGAGATTATCCCATATGAATCAGAAAAAGATCTTGAGAATATGCTCAAGACAGTAACACCCCTGCATATAAGATTCTTAGGTGAAGAATATTTACGTGACAATTTAACAATAACAGGGTATAATATATGTGAAGATAGAGATATTAAAATACATTATTGTCGAAGATATCATGATTATAGTTCAACTGAGTTAAAGGAGAGAATTGCTAGTTTGCCAAACACCTCTAAGAGTTAGCTTTATTGGTGGTGGAACAGATCTACCAGAATATTTTAGAAATGCTGATAAACCAGGAAAAGTGATCAGCGCTGCAATAGACAAATATACATATGTTGTAGTAAATAAGCTTTACAGGAAACAATGGGTTTGTAATTATTCTAAGAAAGAAATTTGCAATTCTATTGATGAAATCCAGCATGAATATATTCGTGAAGTACTTAAACATTTTAAGATAGATTTTGGTTTAGAGATTACAACTTTAGCCGACATACCTTCTGAGGGTTCAGGGCTTGCATCATCATCAAGTATCTTAGTAGGATTAATACATGCAATTGGAACACTGGTTAAGGCAGATTTAAACCATAACGATATAGCTCATCTAGCATGTCGTATTGAGATAGAAATATTAAAGAAGCCAATTGGCAAACAAGACCAGTTTGCTGTTAGTTACGGCGGTTTTAACACTCTTTCCTTTAGGAAATCTGGCAAGGTCGTGGTTAATGAATTAGAAATTGATGAAAACTTTGAGGATATGTTCGTTTTAGTTAATACAGGTATCCACAGACAATCATCAGATATTTTGACAGATCAGAGAAAAAATACCCAGAGAAAAGTTCAGAAATATGATCGAATGGCTGAATACGTTGAAGAGGGTTTAAAACAACTTAAGAAAAAAGAATATTTTGATTTTGGACTTACAATGCTTAATTCAATGAGAATAAAACAAGAATTAGCAAAGGGTATTATAAATGATAAAATAAATCTGTTGATTAATAGATCATTACATGATATAATAGGTTATAAAATTTGTGGTGCAGGTGGAGGAGGATATTTACTCTTTATGACAGAAAATCCTCAAGGCATACAATCAAAGTATGAAGATCTAGACACTTTCAGAATAAAGTTTGATAACCAAGGATCAAGAATAATATTAAATAATGAAAAGTAAAACTTGGAAACATTTTGCGGATGATGTAGATGGTATATGCCAAGCAGTACGTGCAGATCATATAAATCATCTTATAGAAGGTATTTGGGAGACTTACAAGTCTCAAAAACAATTTTTTATTTGTGGTAATGGTGGTAGTGCATTAAATGCAAGTCACTTTGCACAGGACTTATCAAAAGGGGTTATTGAAAATGGAAGTTCAAAACCTAGGATTAGGGCTATTTCTCTTAGTAACGACATCGGTTTCATTACTGCTACATCTAACGATGATAGCTATGATAACATATTTGTAAATCAGCTTATAACGCTCGCTAATGAAGGTGATTCATTATTTGTTATAAGTGGTAGTGGAAACTCAGAAAATGTTGTTAGAGCCGTTGATTACGCTGAATTAAACGGGATTAAGACGTATGGTATCTTAGGATATGATGGTGGCGTGTGCAAGTCTAAAGTCCAAAAGTTTATACATATTAACTATAATCATATGGAAAAGTGTGAAAGCGTAATGTCTATCATATTACATTACGTGATGTGTGAATTAAAAACAAGACATGAAAGTTATAGACTTACAGGAATTCAAGAAGAGTCGTAATATTAAAAAGGCATCAGTAGAAACTGATGTGCCTTTAAAAGTGGATAGTTTTTACAAACATAAGGATTTACCATTATGGATTCATGTTATGGGACAAAGTATTCCTAGCTTATTTGGTGGAGGCCAAATGATAATAGCGCAAGCGCATGATGGTAAGGTGTTATGTTTTGAATACGGTGAAGAGTTGAATTGGGAACCTGTTTCATTTAACGTTTTTGATAAAATAGTAATGGAAACACAAGATAATCAACCGGATCCTCCAGAGGCGAGTTAATATGGCATTTCAGAAAAGATCACTTGAAGCGAAGCATATGGGTGAAGAGCCCGATCCAAGGGATTGGATGGAATTAGAGGAAGACGCTCTAACAAATAAAATGCATGAAGCATTTAGATGGTATTATAAATTTTATGACTTTAAAGAAACAATGGATTTTGTTTCTGAATATTATAAAAAGAATAAAGTTAAGACGACATCACCTAAAAAGATTAAACCAATAGATTTAGAA